CATAAGTATGTCCTGTGCCCCCTGACATCGTGACAGCACCTGAGGCCGAACCTAGATTAATAACAGTCCAGCGCAAGGCTGTACCAACCGCGCTTAGACCATTTAAAACACCTGCGTCTGTTAACGTGCCTGTAGGCAAGACCAAAGTAACTGCGGCTGTCTGTGTGACAGTAGCAATTAACGTTTGTATTTGTGCAATAGTAAGTGTGGTAGAGCCAGCAGTAGTAATCGCTGTGACAGCTGGTTGAATTGAGTAACCACTTGACGTAACATTTATAAGCGTACCGCCACCAATATTTACTGCGATTGAATCTTGAAACGCCATCGTGCCTAAAAACTGATTCAGTGGTATCTGGTTTGGGTCTGTGCCGATGTCGGCTAACAGGCCATCTTGGGTTACGGATTGCTCTGCGGGGTAGGTTACAAATACATCTTTAGTGCCACCTAGAAAGTTAATCTTGGTAGGCTGTGTACCGTCGCTATTAGAGAGGACTGTTGTACGTGCTAATGTATTTGTACCTGAGTTATAAGTACCAACGCCTACTTCCCACTGATCGTTTGACGGCGCCGCCAAGCAGTAATACGTTGTGTTAGTATCACCAATTACTGTAAAAGCTTGGTACCCTATAACCGAGCCTGCTAAAGAAATGTCGCCAGTACCCGAAGTGCTTGAAATTTCCCTTACACGGTCTGCAAGAACTAAAGCCATGATTTATTTCCTATAACGTAATAACGTCTTGCCAGTCCGCGTCAACGGCTGTGTTTTCATTAGACCAATCTGTCAGTTTGGCGCTGTTTATATTTTGCCAGTCCGAGGCCACCTGCTCAGTATTAATGATTTCCCACAACAACCGACTGAGTGACTCATCCGTTATGCTCGCGCTTTCAGCAACGGAAACATTAACCTGAGTATTGGTTCGTACATTATCGTTTACCGACAGGCTTTGTGCAATGAACGCTTTGAAATTTGCACTAGCAATGCTTAAATCTTGAGCTTGGGCATTTTCACTAACTGACACATTAACTAATGTCTGGGAAGAAACACTATCATCAACGTTAACTAGCTCTTCTACAAATGCATTAAACGCAACCTTTGCTTCAGCCGTGCCCACTATATCCGCGTCGTTCACTACACGAGCATCAAACACCTGAGTAACTTGTGTCTGGTCTACCCCAGATGCTGTTTCACTCACCGCTACAAGGAACTCAATAAACCCAACCGTCGCATCTAATACACTAACGCTTTGAGAAACACTTGTCGGTACGATCTTAAACCCAACTGTGGTGTCCTGATAAGACGCACTTTCTGCTACCGCTGATATAAATGCTTGAGAGATAACCGCTGTATCAAGCCCTGACACACCATCTGTGGTAAGCGTTTTAAAGTTCGCAATCGTCGATATAGAGTCGATATAAGAACCGCTTTCTGACACCACGCTATTAAACGTTTGGCGGGCTAATACGCTATCAACAACTGACGCCGACTCACTGACTGACACACTATAGATAACACCTGAAAAGGCGCTAAATGGGGCTCCCGAAAACGAGGATAGCCCAAACATATTTAAACAGCCTGTAAATCAGTTTCGTCAAACCAGCGAGATTGCTCTTTACCACTTGTGTCAACCCATGTCAGCATGCACTGCACTGTACCGTCATCTAGCATACGCAAAGCCTGAACATTACCTTCTGGGTTAACCGCTTTGACTCGAACTACCTCGCCTTTTTTAAACATCGTAGCCATGATTTGTCCTTATGTCGCAGTAGCGCTAAACGTGTAGGTCGCTGTCAGGGTGTCGTCGTTAACTACCGCACGATCACCGGGAGACTGAAAATCCGCCGCAGAAAACAACACACCTGTTGTGCCGCCTTTAGTGTTATCGCTAATTAAGAACGCGCCGCCTACTGTAACCGTGCCGTTCATAGCAAAAGCCGCTGGAGATAACGAGTTTGTAATAACCGATGGGTTAGCCGTAGTAGCCGTACCAAATGAACACACAGGGCGCGTAGCATTACTATATGCAGTAACCTCGGTCCAACCTGCATGAGAGGCGGCTGTGTCACCTGCGGCAGGGTCATTACTTGCGGCGGCACCATAAATACCTAAGTACCAAGTCGCTGTGTAACCCGAACCCAAAAAGTACTTGGCGTTCATATCCTGCAAGCCAACATTGACCACTAGATTATACTTTGAGGCTTCCCACTTTAGGTTGCCCTGTGCGTCATGGCATTGAACATGGAACACACCGCCTAATTTAGCGCTGTTGTCTAACTTAGTGCCCATAATCACCGCACTCGACACGCCATCACCAGCACTTGATTGTTCTAACGTACTCATAACTAACTCCTTAATTTAGGCGCAGAAACGCCGAAGTATTTGTATCCGCAGGAAACTCAACCGTGAATGTAGTAGTCGAAGTTTTATCTGCACCAAAATCTAAGACACATACTGCTGTCCCACCATCTTTATAAATCAAAGCGCCACGAGCAGTAATCACACCTGCCCAAGATACGTTGCTAAATGAAACAAAAGATACACCATCTAGGCTAGACACCGTAGGTGCTAAGACCAAACCTCCAGCAACGTAATCACCGCCAGAGGCTTCACCGTCTGCTGTATAGCCTGTCGTGCTTGCGCTTAACGAGGCAGAGTTTGTGTATAGAGCTAGTTTAAACGTGTTCCCACTAAAGTCCACATCCCCATTTAAGAGGGCGGTCTTAAAGCTGTCACACGTGAAGTTTCCCGTAAAGGCCATGTTATCTCACCGGTAGGCGGACTTGACCGCTTCTATATGCATCTTGTCTCTCTTTGCCGTCGCCCAACTGTTTTAATAGCGACATGGCTTCGTTGTACTTTGCTTCATAGTTAGCCACTACGTCGGCTTCTTGACGCTGGAAGATTGAGGCTTCGCGCATAGCACCGTAGAAAAGAGCTGAATCGAAGTTGTCACCAAGCCAAGTTGTACTCGCAGTAACGATTGACTCAGGGTAGAAGAAGTAATGAAGCTCGACGGAATAGACTGCGTTAGGAGTTGGACCAAGTATGAGTGATAATTCATCTGTAAGCACCGCCGGAATGCTGTTAGTCGTAGTCGGGCCAAAAAGAGCATAATACTTTGGTAACCCAACATCTGAAGGCGCGGGGTAAGCCTGACGAATAAAGTTAACATCTTTGTTAAGCAAATACTCATACGAGCCATTCTCATCTACTACAGCCACAGAATACACCGACAAGAAATCCCCCGGCGTAGACAAATACTTATTACCCGCACTAGTGTTACCCGTCACGTTCTTACGTAGGTATGACAACTGCACAGAGTTGTATATCTTCTGCTCGGCAATCTTTACGAACGTGGGAATATTCTCGACGAACAGTTGTTCATCGCTTTCCGAGTACGAGATAATTGTGGCGGTGAGCTCTGCGTAATTCATCTTAAGCCATAGGCCCGCGTGACATAGTGCCCTTAATCGCCGCACCTGTACCGCGCACCCGCATACCAGAGGTTTTTACATCATTGCGACCGGGATCACCAACACTCACGCGCATGGCAGGAGTACTGCGGGTTACATCTTTAGATGCTAGCGTGTTTGGGTCTGGCTTTTTGCTAATAACGGCTTTTAGGTTCACAGGACCTCCTTGCATTGTGTGGGGCTCGGCGTAAACTTTAGCGTCACCGATTTCTTTACCCATAACTTTTTGACTGAACTTAGTCATTACTTGCCCCTTTGATTCATCACCTTAGCCATACCACGACCGTAGGTCTTCATCATTTCGTTTGTCTTGCCGCCCTTAGCCATTTTCTTGGCGCCCTTATGCATCTTATCCTCGTGGGACTTGACGGCGGACTTGGCGACTTTTTTCATTTGCTCTTTCATGGTAACCCCTAAGTGACTGACACGGTAACAGTGCCAACGCTAATACGTAAGTTTAAATTATTTGGCGTTAAACCGCCATCCCTACTTCCACCAACAGGGGCCCAGCCCCACTGAAACACCCGACTACCGCCTGTCAAATCCCCATCTGACCCTATACCCCCAACAATGTATCCTTTCTCAGGACGGGGGTTACGCAGGGCTTGCGGGTCATTTACTGGACGTTCACCTAAAAACACCTGCGGTTGTGGTGGCTCCCAGCATTCTGGACACACCAATATGTTGGTTTGAGTACGTTTAAACGTCAATGCCTTTAACTGTTTTAGCTTGAAACGCTGCCCGCACCGATCACATTCGGCTAGCGCGTGTTTACCGGAAGCAAATTGATTAGGCATTAATTATCTCAATACGACACACGAGGCACAAAACGGATCGGTGCTTTTTCCCTGTCTTCACTTGAAGCCATATCTAGCTGTTGCTCATAGTCCATCTT